GTACGCCGTATGGACAAACTGGGTTCCCACTGCGTGGATCACAACTACCTTCATGAGGAAGTTGATTCTTGATCAATGCAGTGGTGAGATACGAGATCAGATTAGATCATTATCTTATCTTTGTATCGTTCTTTGGATGTTGACTTTACCCTTCCTGAGCATCTCACTATCTTTTGGTGTGGGATTACTCTTGTGTTTTCTTTACTCCTATATCGTGAAGGTTATTCGCGATCAGGTAGTGGAGGAAGTTATTCACAGGAACGGAGTTATGCCTGAAGTTTTCCGAATCTTTCGAGATAAATATCTCAAAGTTCTGTTACAGGCGAGTGCAGTCCTTGCAACCTTCTGGGCTTTGGCCCAGATTTGGAAGCATATGAAGGTTCTGCCGACTCCTCAGGGAAATCTCAATCCTACCAGTGTTGAAGAACTGGAGGAGAGAAATGAGGAAAAGAATCCTTGGGCACAGTATGTTATTGAGCCCATCCCGACATCCAGAGCTGCGGCTACCACTACTTCTCATGAACTTCAAAAGATGGTTGAAAATAACCTCTGTTGTATGGAGTATTATGTGAATGGTCAGCCGCGTTTCGTTGACGCTTTCTTTATCAAGAGTAATATTGCATTAGTCCCGGACCATATTTTTGAGGTCTCGGATTTCTTTGCAGTTTTTACGCGTCACGGAAAGGACAAAGTTGGTGGCAATTTCAAAAGCCATATCAGCACGACTACCTCCGCTCATATCCCAGACACAGATTTGCGTCTAATTTGGGTTCCCAGTGGAGGTGATTGGAAAGACTTGACAAAGTACTATCCTCTCGAAAAAGTCATGCGAGCTGTTCCCGGTATCCTTCACTATAAAGCTGGTGATGGATCCGTGATGAGATCAGGATTAAAATGCGTTCCGCAGATGATTCAGGTTCAAGATTCACGTTATTGGGGAGGAGCTTATGATCTTGAGTTTCCAACTTTTCCTGGTTTGTGTATGGCTACTATTGTGGCCAATACACGAGCCCCAATCATCCTAGGACATCACCTAGGTGGCAAGACAAATGCTACTTTTGGTGTGTGCGGAATGATTACTCTTCCACAGATTGAGAAGGCTATTGAAGTTTTGAAGCAAGCCAATGTTTTACTATGTGCTAGCTCTGGAACTATGCCTACTCAACAGTATGGAGTACAGTTCTTCGAGGGTGCCGAAATGCATCCCAAGAGCCCTGTCAACTATATGGAACCT